GACCCCCTCGATACACGGTGGGTACTGGATGCGTGGCTACCGTCAACCCGGTTGGGTTAAAGGGAATAACCGAGGTGGGCGTACTATGAACTGTGAGTTCCTTCCGATGAAGGAAGGTTCCGCGCTCGTTCGTGAGAACTGGATTCAGGACTGTAGGGTCAGGGTTGTCCTGACTTGAAGGGTAAATCAGGTTGATCTGATCCCCATTGAGCAAGCGAACTGTCGTCTGGAAGGTACCTAGGTCCTTACTGACAATGTAGTCCTTTCCTTGCACCAAAGACGTTGTAACGCTATTTCTAAACAACTGAACTACGACATGAGGGTCCACAAACTGGACCAACCGAAAGTATCGATCAGCTAGGACTTCCACCCCCCGTCGGATCTGATAGGCTAAGTTTGTCGGACTACCAGTAATCGTGGCATCTACTATAAGGTTCGTAGGGTTCGTTACACTTGTGACCCTGTAAACTCCCTTGTTGACTCCAGTCGTAAGGACAAGAAAGTCACCAACCAATACAGAACTGAAGTTACCTGAGGCATCAGAGAACACCAGTGGGCTAAATGAGTACCCGCTAGATCCACTAGTTAGTACAGTACCATACTGAGTGATGAACGAAACAACCCCTGCATCAGAATCGAGGAATATGTCCTTGCCAATGGTCTGAGGATTACCATTTAACAGGAATGAGGCGTTGGATGGATCTATGAATGGGTCTAACGCTAACGCGCCAGTCTGAGCTGAGATACTGGTGATCTGAGAGTTGACCCTAGAGGCATAAAAGAATTGCTTTTGGTCAAAGTCTAAGGTATAGCCAATTCCAGAGGGTGGGGATGCGATATCCAAGCGTGGTAGCGGACCGATGAAGGTTCCTGTACCTTGCTGAACTCGGAAGGTCATCGGGTGGCCAACATCATCCACCGGGAGTACCGGAAGGAATACCATCGGAGCTCCAATGATGGGGCTAGCCAGTATGGCATCGGTGATTGGGTAGAAGGCTGTGACGTCGTTGACTACTGGATGAGATCCGTCTCCATTGACTGGAGAGCGAAAGAACCGAATGGACACCCCGTGCTCGATGAGAAAGTCCCCAGACCCAGAACCTGAATCCCAAGTGCTAAGCCCCCTAGGAGTCTCTGCAAGAATCCCGTCGTAGTAGACTGGGAACCCATTGAAGGTGACTCGGTCCGTTGAGTTGAACTGGACTAAACCTGTAGTCATAGCCCACTCGAAACTACCCGAGGGGGGATCGGTGAAGCTAGCTTCGTTGGCTACTGCGATAGGAGTGAGGTAACTACCAAATCCAAGTTTTACGAGTGGGTACTGCCCCGCTTCGGGAATGGGGTTTAGTAGGATCGCATCCGTACCAAGAACACCAATCCTGCCATTAGACTCCTTCAAAGGAAACGGAGTTTGTTGCTGAAAGAGTACAGTCTGCCCACTATATGTTGTGAGATCTCCTGTGCTCCAATTCAAGTTTCCGGTAGTTAGGCTGATCTCTACATTCCCAGTCGACGGTGACCCAAATGACGCATCATCAACTACCGTGGTTGTAGCGAAGGTGGTCCCACTACCAATAAGTCCAAGAGCAATACGGTAAGGGGCAAGACCGATTGGTATCAAGACCTTCAATCGAGTCGTATTCGAGTCAGCCCCAATAACTCCAACTACTGTCCGCGGGCCGCCGGGGAGCGGCTTGAAGTTTCCAACAGTACCGTCGTAATCAAACCTCTGGTTGCTAGTCTCGTTCTTAGTCCAACCAAACAATACCCCTGGTAGATTCCCATCTTGCATGGCAACTACCAGGTATTCAGTCCTACCAGGATGAACCTCATCGTTTGACGGAAATGCACTATTGAATGCACCAGAGTCCGAGATCAGGTCATCTGGGCTTGAGGTATATGGGCTATTAGCAGAACCTACACGAGGCTTCTCCAGCAAGTATCCAGTAAGTTGAAAGGCCATTTGATTCTCATTTACATTTAGATGATGGAGCCAGAGCCAGAGCCAGAAGACGGTGATAGACCAGCGGCCCCCACTATGGGAACTGGCAAAACAAGAGTCTGAAGAACCACCATGAGCGCGGATGAGATCGCATTTGCCTTGGCAGAAGCCCCCTGACCCGTGATGCCAGCGCTAGAAAGCCCTTGCATAATCGATGAAAAAGCGGGAGGACCACTGATTCTTGCTACTGCAGCTCCGACCCCAACTGATGGGTGAGTTGTGTTCAAAAAACCCTGAGCTAAACCAACCGTGATCCCGTTGGCTAACCCAACAGCCTCCAGAGGAGCCATAGGTCCCAGATGGCCATTAGCAGCATACGCAACTAAGAGAGAGCCCATCAAAATCGGTTGTGGGATTAGGAATGGAAAGAGTCCTTTGCCAGTCCCGACAGCCCCAGCGTCAACTGTAATCACCCTCAGCTTCTTGACCCAGAGAGTCAACCCTTGGCTCAACCCAGACGCAAGCTTGGGCATAGCAGGACCCAGCATCCCGCTACCAAGAAGGGCGGTTGCAATCGTAGTAGTAAGGGCTGGGACAACTAGCGGCACCTACCCAGCCTTTCTTAAAGCTGGTTTCTGAGCCTCTTCAAGATAATCGGCGATACGACGGAATATCTCTGGATCTGTACAATTCTGTTTGATCGCATTAGCCAAGTGACTGATAACCGCAATGTTCCCGGGGACATACCCTAGCTCAGGAATGATGCGGTCAAGGGACATAGATTGAGGGCCACACTTACCCTCACCACGCTCAAATGGTAGCCTTGTTATAGGACAATACCCATCTTTCGGAAAGCAAGCTCGGATATCCTTTGCCTTGATAGCAAAGGGGACTCCATGTCTAAGAGATACAATGCTGGTTGTCAGATTCTTGGCAATAATTTCAGCATCTTGATCTGTATGAAACAACAGTATCGCTCGCTTATGGGTCTCTTCTTGTTGCTGACTCAACATACAACACCTACACTGAACCAACCAACAAACTACCTTGTAGTGGTAGTCCGGTCACCCAATCGAGGCTTGGAGCCCCCAAAGGTAGCATGGGTGTTCCACGTGCAACACCAAGCAAAGCAGCGGGTCCCCCTAGCATTACTCGAGGGGCCGTCAGCATGATAATAGTTGAAGCCGTCAGATTCATTGCCAAACCCGCGGTGATAGCTACGGCACCCAACCCAGCGGTCATCGATATTGCACCCGCGCCGGTCGAGAGAGTTACCGCACCAGCTCCTGTTGTGACCGAGATTGCCCCTGTCCCAACTGTGACCGAGTAGGCGCCAGCCGCGCAGTTGACTGATACTGCACCAGCTGCAACCGTGGTGGTCTTGGCACCCGCAAGGATGTTCTCGATGTGGCCACCAGCGAGGATGGTGCAAAGCTTCCCACCGAGGGCAACTGTCTCTTGGTAGAGGAGGGCGTAGTAGTTCTGAGTCTTGCCGGAGACAGTCGAGTTCCAACCCCCGACACTGGCATTCAGACCGTTCAGTCCATGAAGGTTGATGGTACTTGCCTTGATTGTGTGGCTACCGTCTACAGTCTTCTGGTAGGAGCCCTTCACTACCTGAAGGTCTGTCCCCGAGACATGGACCTCATTGTTCCCCTGGACGTCGATACTGTGGGCGACATCATCAACGGAGTTCGATCCCCCACGGAAGATGTTCTTGATGGCCCCGCGGAAGTTAGTCGTGATGCACTGACCGTTGGCATCAGACCCCACATCGAGGAAGATTCCGCCTTCACAAGTGAGGTGAATCGAGTACTTCTCAGGGGAGTTGGCACCGATATGAGCTTTGATTGCCCCCTCCAAGTTGGCTTCGACCGAGATGTTTTTCGAGGAGTAGTTCTCATTGGAGGATGCTGGGATATTGATGAACAATTTCCCTTGCTTAGACACAGCTACTGCGAAAGGATTTCTTGAGGCAGCTCTCGGAGGAGAGATCTTGAGGAGGTAGGCCGCCGCCATTGTCATCGCCTCATCGACCGTCGTACTTGGCGGACGGAGACATTCCTCCATCGAGAACCCGGACGGAGCCCCACTCTGATCGAAAGACTCGAAGATCTTTGGCTTCAGTACCTTTCCATACTGGCGCTGACCGAGCGTTGAGAATGGGTCATTACCAACCAGAGTACCAAGAACGTACTCAATGTACGCTCGAGGGCGGTCAACACTGAAACCATCGATCTCCTCAAGCACCTCTTGAGTCAAGTCAGTGTCGTGATGAATCTCTATTCGACGTTCCGTGAAAGTCCTTAGAGATCCACCATTTAGCGGGTCTTCAAAGTTGGTAGCTGCATTCCCTGAGGCGTAGAACACCTGACGCCCATTGGAGAAGGTCAATGACGGGAACTCAGTCTCGTCATTGACCCGGTCTAGTGCTTTATTCGTAGTGGGGTCGATAAAGGTAGAGGAGCCAACCCCGGCCTTAGCCAGATCATCTCGACCGAAGTAGCGAGTGTCCTGACCACGGACAACGTTCGTAAAAGCTCCCTTGGAATCTTTCTCGAAGATCTCCAAAGGCAGGTTCATTGCCCCTCGCCTGACCGCCCCCGAGAAGACATAGGCGGCCGAGTCTGACTCTACACGGTGAAGGGCTTGACTCACGAGAGTACGATCAACATCTCGTAGCTCTATGAAGTCACCACCACGATTGATGAATCTAACATCTTGAGATAGCTGCAACTCAGCCCCGTCTGCAGACATCCCAACGATGTCTCCAGAGCGCCCCTTGATGCGCTTATACCTGACTGTTGGCCCATATATCTTAGCAACGTCAGACTCATCTCCAGGGTCAATCTCGCCTGGTGGAACAGGGGCAAATGGATCAAACTTCAAACCAAGCTTATTTCCAACTGGTAGGTAACCCAGGATTACTGCATCATAAACCTGCTTGCTGCGCCGACGATACCCGAGGATGACCATCGATCCAACTTCGGGTATACCGCCAAGAAAACTACGAGGGCCTGCCAAAGGTTGGATCAAGTCCAACTCATAGCGATTCCCAGACCCTGTGATGATCTTCACGTCAGCCTTGAGGTTAAGCTCATCAACTCTCGTGATGATACCAACCTTCAAAGTTGCAAATGGGTTATCATTGCTGGCAAAGTCACTGTTAGGAACCTTGCCGTATGGGATATTTGGACCGTTGTGCATGATTACCCGAGCTGGTCTAGTTGGGCCTGCAAATTAGCTATCGCTTGAGGACTACCGTTGTCTGCTTTTAGATTGGCTATCTCCTGGGATAGCTGAGCCCTCTTCTGGTTCTTCTGTAAGTTGGCTCCGAAGTCTGAGAATGATTGGGTTAAGTTACTTCTTGAGGAAACCGCTTGTTGAGCTGTAGCTACAGGGTCACCCAAAGCCGCGCGGTTGGGAGAAGAGAACGGGGGTGAAAAGTTACCGAACTCTTGGTCTTGAGCCGATGTGGTGAATAGATCTGGCTGCTTTCTGATGTCTGGTTCTAACCCTGATGGGTCCCCTCGCAGAGCATTTTCCAGCTGCTGGTGTGGAGTATCCAGTGCCTTATAGAGAGTGGACAAGTACTGCTCTACTCTCTGAATTACATCACTAGATTTACCAACCGGAGACAACGGCTTGGTAAGGTCCTCCTCAGACAGAAGCGAGAATGAGGTTGTACCCCCACTAACATTGCTACCTTGGACAGACTCCCCTGCTGCAGATGACGAGGCAGTAATAGTACTCACTTGGTAACCAACGTTGATGAAAGCCAAGTCGTCACTACCAGACTGGCAACTGCATCGAGCGTCTCCTGGAACTAGATCGGCCCGAATAGTCATCTCAGCCAAGGTTAAGGCGCGTGAGAGCGTAGAGGCCTCTACGCTTGTCGATACACCCTTATCCTCTGGCGACCCGAGAGGAGCAACATCGACAAAGTTGTTAGCCGTCGACACAAACTGAGGTTTCTTCAGCCCATCCTCTCCAGTAACCAGAGCTGCAGCCGTTTGAACATCATCAGGTGTGAGGGTAGCTACCGTAAGTGCTGGGTTAGCGTATGCGGTTGTGACTGCTGTGATCCCTTGAGACTGGGCATTGAGAGTGGATAGAAGGTCACCCGCAAGTGCGAGCTGAACCCCAACTTGAACAGAGGTATTGGACTTCCCATCACTGTAAATCAGGGAGCCATCGCGCATGGACACCCCGCGCCCGTACCTAAAGTGACCAATCACCTCAAACCCTCGTTCATCCGATACAGGACGAACCATAGTGTTGGGGTTGTTGAGTTTGATATCGCTGTTCGTAAAAGTTGAGTTAGAGGCTGCGCCGTCCTTTGTAACCGCGATATTCTTCGAAGGCATCAAAGCGAACTGAGTGATGGACTTGTCAACGTCATGTGCGTAAACGTAAACACCAGCAGAGTTCAACCCATAGGAATACCTATTGTGAGAGTACTTGTTCTGGAGGTTTACGAAGTTGTCCGGAGCTAACCGAACCTTATCGACCTCTTCTTGGACAGTCTGTCGTTGCTTGATCTTGGCCTTGTTATCCTTGCTTACAACAGTATTAGCTCCTGGTTTCTTCTGGCCAGCGATCGAGTCATAGGCTGAACTTGGGTCATAAGGCCTTGAATAGACCATGACCACATTGGGGTAGCCTACAACCTCACCCGTCTTCGGGTGACGAAGAATCAGAGGCTGATACGGGTCCAAGGTCTTCGGATCATCTGGGTCTACGTTGATGGGCGGCAGCGTAGCGGCATCCCCAAGATCCAACTTGAACGATGTCTGAGCCAACTGACGAGTGGTAAGGGGGGCAATCGTGGCATCAGTTTGAGTATTGACAATCTTCGAGTTTTGATTGGAAGGTGCCTTAGACTTAAAGGCCCCCGTGTTCAAAGTCGAGATTCCCTTGGGAGCAATGAACTTCTGTCTACGAGCCGTTAGTGATAGCTGTGTCGTAGTCCTACCCCCAAACTGGATATTGTGGTTTATACCCCTAATGTACCAAATCTCATCTAGAGGAGCCAGATAGATTGGAAAGCCCAAGCGCAACTCGGGACGATGGGGGATCGTGATGGTGGCTTGATTGCGCTTGCAGTTAATTCTATCGAGAATGTCTAGGCCGTGATAGAACATTCTCATTGTATCCCCAAGGAACTCTGATGGATACGTGTGGGATCTCCAACCATATTTTCTCAAAAGATGGTAGTCGGTGACGCTCGTGAAGGGAGATACCTCCGACCCAAACCCATAATCGACGTTGCCTCCGAAGTTTCCTTCGATAGTCAGCTGTGTTACAACCTCAGACTCAGAGTCTGTGAAGTCCCAGTCGAGGATGTCAATGTCCTGAATCCAAGAGATGGGCTTATTGGATATGATGTCCAAGTTGAAAAACGGTGGCTTGAATACAATGTCCCCAGTGACATCCATATAGAACTCGAACCCTACAGCCTCCTTACATGCGTTAGCAATTTCTAGCTTTGTCTGATACTCCGACTGCCAGAAGTTAACCTCACCCGCTTGAGGCATCTGAGTTCGGAATGCGGTAACCCCCGGGTCGGCCGGGTCGAAGATCAATTGAGCTGCTGCAGCACCGCCATTTGCATTTCTAACTGCATTTGCTATCGTCTGCTGGCCTGGGGTAGCTTTTCCAGACTTGTAAGCATGAGCTACCGAGTCACCTCGAATAGCAATCCCATTAACCCCATAGAGTAGTAGGTTAGAGCGTATCTTGGTGAATCGACTCTCCCAGTACTGCATGATGTCACCCATGGCAGTCCGAAAAGTCTCCTTCTGAGCTTGCTCTTTGATCAGGCTTGTGAGAGACCCAGTAGCGACAATGGCATCACCAAAAGCCATATTCGACAGTGAGAAAATTGTATCATAAACGTTAGTTCCGTAAAGAGTATTGCCAAAAGTAGAGCGACCGAGCTGAGGGCTGGCTCCGGTAAACGCAGGGTTGATATTCATCCTGCAGAGCTCCCACCACTTCAGAATATCAGCACACTGAATGGTTACTGTATGCTCTCCGCCGGAGAAGCTGCTTCCAACTTCAGTAACTATACCCCAAAACAATGGGTAGTATTGAGGAAGTCCCTCGAGTGTGTAATAACCCTTAGAATAGATCTCGACCTCCATCATCGTAGTGATGACAGGGTTCCCGTTGAAATAGAAGTCATCTATCGTGTGACGTGGAACACTCAGACTGATGCTGGCACTACCAGGAACACTATCAATGTCCAGATTCACTTGAATACTTGTGATATACTTGCCTAGATCAAACTTCCTCTTGCAGCTAGGGCAGCCAATGAGGTCAGTCTCACCATTAATAAACACCATGGCGTCTGGCGCGATAGCTATCGTTGGCCTCACGTTTGGTTGGTAATTACCTTGAAATGGTCCGCGAGACATGGTTAGGCCCTTCTCAGCCCAGGTGGAAGAGATACATCCCCACCACCTAAGTTAGACACTAGTTGAGAATTCGTGACAGTAGGAGTGCCGAACCCACCGTTAAACATAGCCTGTACGTTGTAATCATATTCAGTCGGGCTATCTAAGATGAAGGTCGCGCGCACGGTGAACTCGATGCTGTACTCCAATGAGTACGGAGTCGTATCAGCTTCGGTGATGTTGAAGCTGTCGAAAGACCCTATGTACAACGTGTTGTCATAGTAGATGTAGATCGATCCTAGAAGGGACAATCGCGAGAGTAGGTTGTTCTTCATAGTGTCGGCTAGCGTGTTGACATACAACCCACCATTGTTGCGGTAAAGTAGATACAGACTCAAGAAGTTCTGGTAGCTAGCCGAGTACTGACGAGCCACACGCGTGAGCCCGGGACCCCCTCCTAGATTGTTAGAATCATCGCTTGGTTGGGTATCGATAGCAAAGAAGGCTGCAAGCTTACCTGAAAGACTGAGCTTGTCCTGTTGTTCACCCCAGTGCTCGATGATGGGACCTTCTCGTGTGAAGTTTCCATCTGACACTACCTTTTCGGAACTGATCTTGAGACTTGTAGGGTTGACCAAGAGGCGCAACGGCGGGGTCGTTCTCATCCGATCAAGAGCCAGAGCCGTCATGGCTATCTCAGCCCTCTGGGCATTCTGGTACTGCTTGCCGAGTTCTGTCTTGTTCAGGTCAACCCTATCGGCAGTCTTGTTATCTTGCTTTCGAGACGCACTCGCATTGGGTGAACCATTCTTTCCCCAGTCACCATTAGATCCATCCTGAGGTTGGACTATCTCCGCGAGCAAAGGACAATCAGCCCCGTAGGGTGACCCAGCAATGAATCGATTCCTCCGACTTTTCTGAAAACCAGCTCTGGATAGGTATTGAGTCCCAGTCTCAGTGAAGGCACAACATTTAGGGGCGTTTGCCGGTAGATCTGCCCCCTTGTCAAGTGTTAACCCGGACTTTGCCATTCCTCTAGCTACTTGACCAACCCTGGACCTGACCCCTTGATAGTATTGAGAGGCAGACTCTTCATAGTACGAAGTCTGGGCCAGTGAGGTTGTATACCCGAGCACATCTCCACTCTGTGCAGAAGTCATAACGTTGGGGTTTCCACCAGTCACTCGAGAGATGAAAGCTACGGCTCCGGTGTTAGCATCTGGATAGGTAGTGAAGTACCGAGTACCTGCATAAGTATGAGCCTCGAAGGACGCCCCCTTAGTGTGGGGTGTCTTTGAACTACCTATTCCACCAAAGTTGTTGTTTGGTACCGAAGCACCTGTACCTGAAGAATTACCGGTCTCATTAAGAGCTTGGGCTGTGTACAACTGCATTTCAGTACTAGTCGGCTCTCGTTGGTACTTGGTACGATAGGCTTGAGATAAGACCCTCCAGAGTTGAGGTACTGAGTAGGTTGCGTAATTTGCAGGACCTTGATCTGGACCAACAGTGGTACTAGGCCCAGCTGGTAGATTGGAAGCTGAACCTGAGCCCTGTTGTAGTTTATACCCTGAAGCTGTGACTATCCCGCCAGGAGCATTCCCAGTTGGACCTAAGGCCCCCAATGATTGGGAGGATGGGCCACTGAAGTCAATTGGTTGATCTGGGTACCCCTCAGTCGATCCTATTGAAGCCGATCTATCTAGCACCCGCCCGGTGAGGTTAGACGTCGGAGGAATGAGTCCGACCACGAACAACTTTGGATTCGACTTGGTCTGGGATATCGGGATGAAATTGGTGTTTAGATCGTTGTCTAGCTCCAACGAGGAGTGGAACCCTAGGAGCTGATAAAACATCGGCCCGTAGTAGTCAGCCGCCTGCTCTATCTGATTGATGACCCTATCCGAACCACCTTTTAGCTGAGGTGGTAATGGGTTAGCAATAGAGTTCCCAGTGCTGATGGGAGCAAAGGTCTTCCCCTGTGCACTTGTAGGATCAGTTGGGGTGTTCCCCCAAAAGTCCAAGTAGCCCTGTGGATTTGGTTCTTTGCCGGCCATGATTAATTACACTCAACCTAGGTCAATGATGTCCCCATGAGTCCCGGGAACTACTGGAGTCCCACCAGGTGGGGATACCTTGATCCCACTAGATGGGTTCAAAGCCCCTGAGGTGGACCGATTCTTGGATTGGAACTCCGCAGTCCGGAATGGAACCATTTGAGAGTTCTGAGGTATCTGATGGATGATCCTCTCAACCTTGAAGGTCCATGAGAGCTTGAAGGCGAATGGGCTATCATCAGTCTCCTCTACCGAGAAGTTACGGAAAGTTCCAACGTATGTTCCACGATCATACATCAGAAGTATCCATCCTTGGCGCACGATGGACCCATCTGGGTGGTACATACTAGCGTTGTTTCGGTAGAGATCATACAAATCCCGATAGCGGTCCCATGCAATCGTCCTCTGACGCAGCAGAGAAGAGAGTCCTGTATAGAGGTTAATGAAAGCTCCAGTAGACTGCTCACAAGAGATCTCGCTCAAGTCGTCACCCCAATGCCACTCCACATACCCACCACGCGTCGGAGCACGCTCGACCTTCTTGTTGAAGGTCTCGTCAAAACTCGATGGGTTCACATGTGATACAAGTGCATGCGGGAATAGGGCCTTGTTGACATCGTAAGGACTGGTTACTTGGAAAGCTAGGGGGATGAAATGCTTGCGGGTATCCGCACCATGAACATAGACTGGTTTGCCCAATGGTTCGATGGGGGTGAAGTTAGACTGATTAGCTGAGGGGATGTAAGGCATTAGCTAAACTTCTCCCTGCGCTTGTACTCATGAACTCCTTGAGCAATCTTGCCCTTAAGGTAGTTCGCTAGATCTGCCCCACCAAGGCCATCAACATGGAGGTGAATATCCCCAGATCCACCCCCACCACCGGCGGGTACGATACGCTCACCACGCCCAATCGAGGTGAGCCCTTCACCCGGAGCCGGGTTAATGTTTGCAAGACCCCCATTTATCCCAGTGACAACACCACCTGCAGCGTGCCCGACTAGAGTATCCTGATTCTGACTCTTGGCTAAGTCTTGTTGCTTCTGGAATTCACCAGCCATATCCCCAAGGCCACCGAAACCAGAGTCCTTCATCTTCTTCAAGGTCTCGGCTGGGTTCTGAGCTGTATAAAGCGCGTACTCGAATAGAGCCTTCTGAGCACCCTTGTAGATTACTTCTTGATACTCACCCTTAAGCTGAACCTTATCAAGCTTGATGCCCTTCTGCCTCATTGCCTTCCACAAGTCTTGAAGGCTGTTAACGACTGCCTCACCAGTAAAATCAACCTGGCTGAGGACTGCCTCATTCATCTTCTTCTCGTCAGGGAGTTGAATCTGTGAAGCGCTATCCTGGGAATAGAACCCACCCGCAGGTGTTGAGGTAGCTGGTGATGAGGCTGCAACAGGGACAGCAGTTCCCCCGGTACCTGGATTCGCACTCTTGGATGAAGCTTGCTGTTGAGCAGTAGGGGCTGAGGTTGCTGCTATGCCACTACCACCAGCATCAAACTTGGATATACCAGGAGCGGCCCCCATGATATTGGTTCGACCTTCGGCATTGGTGAACCAAAGAGCCATCTTCGTGTAGAGATCTGCCTCAGCTTTGTCTGTCAACCCACCGGCAGCGATTGAACCTCTAATGTCAGCACCACCCTTCTGAGCTGACAAGATCCTCTCAGCATCACTACCAACTATTCCAGAAGCCTTAATAGCATCCGCGAGATCCTTTGCAATATCCCCAGTTAGTGAAGACATACCAAAGGTATTGGCAATGTCCGACTTCTGCAGACTGGCTTTTGCCATATCTTTCGGATCGGTCGAGTGAAGCAAAGAATCTATGCGCTTGGCAGTGTCAGTATTGGACAAAGCGCCCATGTATTTACCAACATCCCCACCCGAATTACCCCAAGCGCTATTCACCTCAGAGTTTTTGGAGGCTAGTGCTGACCCTCTAATAGCTGAGTTCTTACTGAAACCCCACTTGAGGTTGATGGTGTCAGCGATATCCATCATCACGCCATAGATTCGGTTGTACAAGGCGTCAAAGATCAAATCCAACTTAGAGAGCATGTCTTGGGTTCTCTGACCTTGCTCCTCACCCATCTTGCGCATTGCCTCAGCGTCTTTATCGGCCTGGCTCTTACCAGCTTCTGCATTCTTCTGGTCTAGGCTCTTCCATACCTCGTCCTCGGACATGGACTCAACCATCTTACGCTGCTGGTCCTTGGAGGCATGCTCATCAAACTTCTTCATCTTTTTCAGGACATCAATGAGATCCTTGTCTGATTCAGGGTCATCGATTGCACCCATCAAGTCGTTCTTCTGTTGCTCGATGGCGCGCTCTATCCCAATCATGGCCTCTAATTGCTCTTCACCACCAGCTGCCAAGATAGCCGCTTGATGCCCTCCAACGCCCATGGTTGATGCTTGAGTGAAGGACTTGGCACCTCCTATCCTCAGACCAGCCTTCTGAGCCTTATAGGCAGCATACCCACCGGCGGTCTCTGCAGCCTGAGCTGCACCGTAGGCCCCCTGCTTCGATTGCTTAGCTGCCATCTCCAACTTCTGGAAGGACTCAATCAGAGCACCAGATCCCTGGATCTTACCAGCCTTCTCCAACTTCTTGAGGCTCTGCCCACCTACACTCTTACCAGACAACATCGCCATTGCTGACTTGTCATCCAGGCCGGGAACCGCATCCTTTACCTTCTCTACAAGATCAGTTATCTGGCTGCTAATATCCTGCTGGATGGCTTTGATCGCACCGGGCCCACCCAATAGCATTGACTTCAGACGGTCTTGAATAGACTTACCCTTGAAGCCCTGAGCAAACGCCTTGAGGAACTTGTCAGCGGTACGAGGGCTCATCACCTTCCCCAACTGACCCAACATCTTGGTAGTCTCTCCAATTCGAACCCCATAAAGAGATAGGTCTGAGGAAACACCACGAAGCATTGCAAAGAACTTGTTCTGGGCGATACCAGAATCCTCTGCAGCTTTACCGATCATGTCAAACTCTTTGCCTAAGTCATTGAGTCCGGACCCCATCTGCTGCATCATCTCGGCCTGCATCTGAGAGATCTCGTCAACCGAGACTCCGAATAGGCGCGAGTACACAATTGACTGCTTGGAGATGTCCGTGTATTTACCGAAACTGACGGTCAACTTCTCCAGAGTAATACCCTCTCGTTCGAGAGTATTGATTACCTGTTGATGTTCCTTGGCCGTAGTTCCCATGCTGAGATTCATCCTCAGATCTGTGGTCTCATCACGTAGACGCTTGAGGGATTCATCCATGCGTCCCATACCAGCTTCTACATTTCGACCCTTAGCCCCATAGGTGTCCCAAGTAGAACCACCCTCCAAAACGGTTCGGTTCATCTCCTTGACTGCAGCATCAGCGTCAAGGAAGACCTTGATCAGGGCGAACATGGCACTACCTACCAGACCCAGCATGGGTCCGAGCTTACTCAAGGACCCAAGAAGGGGACCAACGCCCTTCATTGCTCCACCAAGGCCCTTGAGAGCGGCACCCATACCGCCACCCATCTCTTTGCCCTTGGCAGATATCCCAGCCCCCTTGGCCATGGATACCTTGGCTAACCCCTTGAGAAGACCGCCACCCATCTTCGACCCAGCCTTAGCTAGTCCGAAGATGTCCTTACTCGACATAGAGCTAACAGCGTCTTTGAACCCCTCAGCTAGTTCAGCACCAGTCTTGCTAGCTTTGACCCCCTCAATGAACTCTTTAGCAGCTTGAGCCTGGTTAGTACGCTTCTCGATATTGGCTCCACCACCAGAGGATATCAACCTCTTACCAAAGGAGTTTCTCTTGTCAGCATAGATCTTTCGCTGAGCTTTTACCGCCTTGATGCTAGCCTTCTTTTCGATCTTGATCTGATTCTCGAGAGCTTTCTTCAAAAACTCATCATCAGTCTTCTGCATCCTCTTCTCAAGTGCAGAGATCTTGCTCCTCTCTCTAGTCACTGTAAGAGTAAGAATCTTGTAGGCCTTCCCCATTTCAGCGAAATCCTTCTTGAACTTCGCTCGCTTACTAGGGGACATCGAGAAGGCTACCTCACGGAGTACTCGCTTTGAGTGAGCTAGCTCCTTGGTAAAGACTTTGACAGCTTTCGAATCGAAAGACTTGATCTGGAGCTTACTGTTGACAGTCTTCCGCAACTGCTTGTCTATGTTGGAGATGGACCGCATGGCCTTGCGAGTCTCAAGCTCGACATTGAACGCTAGTTCGATATCTTCTCGATCTTTAGCCACAAATCATCTCCTAAACGGGGTCGCAGTCGGTCGAGGCGGGGGTAGTAACCTAATCTGGGATGGGTCCCGGTCAGTGTTACCCACTCCAGACGTTTGATAAGTACTGTCCTCTGGGTCCAGATACTTGTTGAGAAACATCTCCATTCTATCGTCCAGCATCTCAGGATAGACGATTGTTGCAGCGGCCCTTTGAGCGTCTAGTTGTTTCTTGTGCTTAATCCTATCTTCAACCTCAGCTTTACTCAGACCTTCCATACTAGTCGATGCTTGATACGGTAGAGGTGAATCCTTGAGCTTGTCCTCATACAGATTCTTGAGCTTTTGCTGACGTTCCAGTACTTGCTCTCTTCTTCTAGCTTCTTCACGAGCAACAACCTCATCATGCCAGTCTTGCTCACCGCGAAGACTACTTTGAAGTTGCGACGCCAGCTCATCAGCAGTTCGAGCAACCTTCATCACGTATCGACCTCGAGTCTCAGCCTCATCTGGGCTTTCACGAAGCACAACTTGGCGGATTACCTTGTCTCGTCGCTGAATCTTATCCTGTCGCTCTTTGATCCTTCGGTCCTTGTCCTGATTGTAGATCTTTCGGATCTCTTTACCAGCAAAGCACGAGCCTATGAACTTAGCATTATCCCACTCACGTTCGGCTGAATCCTTCATGTCCTCGTATTGATTGAGAGCCCTCCAGGCGAGCTGAGCATAATTGAGACCCAAGGAGTGAGTCCCGAGTACTCCAGTGCATGAGGGGGACATCAGGTCCAAACCCTTAAATTGATTCCAACGATACCTGGAGTAGCTCTCGACTTGGTAGGCTTCAGTGAGGATCACAGCATCTGAGGCCTTCTGGTTCACCTCCGACAAGTACTGAATAATCTTCGCCTTGGCCCCTGAGGGAAGAGACGCGAACATGTCCTCAAGTTGAGGTAACCACATCTCCCTATCGGATAGAATATTCTGGCCGTCAATCATGAATACCCCGTAGGCCATGAAGGATCGATAGTACCGATCAATCGACTTACCTGAGGTATCCCCTACTGGCCCTGCCATCCACTGTAGATACTGAAATTCTTTATGGTTGATTGACTTGAAAACAAACTGAACCCCGTTAATTGTGGCTGGGAGAGCAAGGAAACCATTGAAGAGCATGCTCTCCACGTTAGTGTAGATCCTAGGGTCTACCTCGGGCTCTTTCGGAGCGGTGATCCTAATGTTCTCAGGATCAACCTCTTCTGAAGCGGTGGCTTCCTCAGCCCCCTCCACAATCTGATTGATCCTGTCGGTGACGGAGAGGTGGCGCACGGATCAAACCCTCGGTGGGGGTCGATATCTAGGATTAACCCCTCCTGACGGACCACGGTCGAGAATTGATCCTAGGCTGTTAGGGTCGACCCTCGGAGTAGCAACACTGGAGACGGCCGCCGTACCAGGGACAGACTCAGCTACCCTTGTCGAACTCTGAATAGCTGGTCCTGTCGAAGACCCACTTAGGTGTTCCGTTTCACCTTGATAAGATTGGGTAGTCACACCGGTAGTCGGAAGGTTACCCTCCAGAGCCTCCAACTCGCGCGCCCGACGTATTACTTCGGGGGATAGCGGGATGGCAGGCCTTCGAGCTTCTTCTGGTTCAGTCCTTACCACTTGAGTGGGAACGCTTACTGGCGTCTGGTTCAAGGGGACCCTCGCCACTCGTGGAGCGCTTCTAACTTGGGAAGGAGTAGTGGTACTAACAGGACTGGAAAGCTCTTGTGGGGTCACTGGGGAGCCACTAGAGTCAGTTTCAGCTGCTACACTCGCCAAGCGAGCATCCACAGACTCAAGCTCCTCCTTAGAGGACTTGGACATGTAACCAACCTCATTGAGGATGCGAGACACTAATTCGAAGGGTATCTGTCCTTCAAGGTCTTTGGCTTCTGTCAATAGCCGTCGGAACTTGTCCTCAGGGGTCTCCTCTGGTAGACGAAACTCAATCCCCTGAACTGCCTTCGCATCCGCCAGGTCAACCACATCACCGAACTTACGAAATGCAGCTTCGATAGCTGGAATTGACCAACTAGCTAGTATGTAGTCGGCTATGAACTTGTGCCGCTCAAGAGCGATAGGCTTGAGTTGCTTCACCCCATCAACTTCGACTTCATCCTCAACCTCAATGAAGTCGAACTCTCGAAGACTCTCGCCATTGATCTCAATTAGGGATCGGCTCAAGTGGCCGAACCGGTAACCGTTCATGTAGGCGGCATCTTCGAGATCTTCGATCTCATCCAGAACAGCTTGGTACTCACCAGGTTGCAGACTACGTAGTACGACTTCGCAACCGTCTATCGTAAACTTCTCTTCTGCCTCACCTACTCGTTGAGCCTTCTGGATAGCATCTTGAATCTTGTTTGCTTTTAGTCTTCTTGTTGCCATTCTCGCACCTCTAAAATTGGTGTGAGAAGGACTTCGCGGGAGAACGGTAGAGAAAATTTACATCTACATCCCAGCTAGAACTTATGATCTAGGCTCCACAAGGTGGAGAGTGGGTCGAAGTGATCTGGATTTGATCTGATATCGTCTACATTTACATCCGTGTCCGCTGGTCCATCTCATCTAACTACTTGCTCATGCCTCGGAGATAACCACGTCTTGGGTAACGGTCCAAGAACCGTTATTAGGTGACCAACCCGGTCCTGGGCTGTGCTCCACCTGCAAACCTAAGCGAGAACCCAGCGCCTGCAGTACCACCACCAGCAGGTGATAGTCCTGTGTCGATGAACTCCCCATAATTGGAGACGCCGTCGATAATGTCAGTCACCGTAACAGAACTGTTCTCTGCTACGATTGAGGCATCCGACGTGAATGAAGCGGAGAAGCTGTTGAGCCAGCAACCCTCAAAGAAGGTGAAGAGAGCCTTGATGTCATTAGAGTACATGTTGTTCACACCATTGGGCTGAGACTGAGCGCTCTTTACCGCAACGGGTACTCCAACAATATCCTCCTTTGAGCTGATCTCACTGAAGACCAACTCTTGTTTGATGTCAAAGGGCCATCGATGATGACGCAGAGACCTTGCAAGGCCTTCGATACCTCCCTTGTACCCGAGTACCTGGAAGATATTGACCGTGTACATCAAGGTACGGTTCAAGGTCAGCGTCATCGGCTCAGTGACGCCTGGGACGAGTTCGGAGACCATGTCGCCGAAACCAACCCCACGCACCGGGTCAATGGTACGAGACTCGTCAAATCCAAATTCCGAAACAGCACCGATCTGCTGGAACTTGTTCTTGCCCACGGCGTAAGCGTATACTTTATTCTTTTGACTTACAGCATACCTAGTGTTTGGGGCCGTTCCCATGCGGTATATGTAAGTATCGAGGTCACGCGGAGATCCCATGATCAAACTCCCTTAACTTCTAACATGTAGAAGATTGAACGATCTTTCTTCTTAGAGTTGCAAGACTTGCAAGCAGGAACAATGTTCTCTCGAACATGTTCACCACCCTTGGATACTGGTATAACATGATCCATCGTGAGCTTCCGGTCACCACGAAGACAGTAAGCACAACGATGCCCAAACTCTTCTAATACCTCTAACCACTGAGCTAGCGTAAAGTTCGAAGTTACCTTTCTGAGGGATGCGTCTCTGATCCTCCAGTAGGTCTGGTTTTCCGCACGCCATTTTTTCTGAATCTCGTGATAAAGTTCTCGGTTATTAGCCTGCCACTGCCTAGCGTACTCTCTAGTTACACTGCGATTTCGTGTAACCCAATCATACTTGGCTGCTTTTACCTTCTCAGGGTTTCTATTCTGCCAGGCTCTAGCAGAAGCTTTAGCCCTTTCCGGGTTGGCTAGATACGTCTTCAAAGCATTAGCTCGTGCACGCTCTGGGTTGACCCGAGCCCACTCCTTAGTCCTTGCACGAGCAGCTTTTCTCTGCTTTTCAGTGGGAGGGTGGGTAATTCGTCGATCCTTCTCTTCTTGGGCTCGACACTTGTTACATTTAGACCTACGTCCGTACTTCCCCTCTTTGAATTCACCAAAAGCGCCCAAAGGCAAGTTCAGGCCACACGGACCTAAGCAAACCTTACTCTCTGGCACACCTACGCCCATACCGAGCAGTACACCTACCTGGTCATGGCTATGCGATGGAAGAACGTTGAACTGAAACATTAGGCAAAGTGAGATTGGATCTGGTCAACCATCCCAGACAGCTTACGTAGAGCTACGCTGAGAGATGGATCATCAAGGCTTGATGCCTCGATGAGTGTCGCCAACCTTGAAGCAATGATGTTCAAGTCTTTTCGGGCAACTTCAGTACCCTTCTTTGCACTTGCTTCGACAGTTCTCAAGGTGGACTCAACCTTGGACATCACTGAGTCAGCAAAGGCCTCATTGATGAATGGTACATCTGAGGCAGCAAGCTTGTAGTAGGTCTCGTTCTTGCTCTGGTCCTTACCCTTGTAGGGGTTTTCAACCTTAGTCGTCTTGGCAACCTCCTCAGAGGCACCACCAACGGGAGCTGTACCGATATCAGTCTCGTCCGCAAGCTTGTAGTAGGTGTCATTGTCACTCAGCGTCTTGCCACTATACGGGTCCTGAACACCCATATCCTTGGCAACCTCAGGAGCTGGTCCAGAAACCTCACCCTCAGCAGCAGTCTTGGGTGTCACGGCTCCGAAGTCACCATTTTTGATGGATTCCTCGTACCTTTTGGCTAGCCTATCAGCTAGTGCATTTTTGAGATCCATTGGGAACATGCTCCTAGGGTTAACTGAGAATTCTCGTGCGTAAGATTTGACCCCATCATCGATCCAATGCATCCAAGCTTTAGGAGCCTGATTTGAATCGTAAGTACCAGATTCAATCTTCCGCTTTAGGTTGTTGATGATAGTCATCTTCTTCGAATCCAAGGAGCTTGTATTCTCCATGAACACGTCGAGATCTTCCAAGACATCCTTGTCAACCGCTGCTTTGATAGTCATCCCAGTGACTTCAACCAACAGATCTGAGGCTGTCGTGTGGAAGGCAGATATGTCAGCCTCGGTGGCGCAACCACAACCCTCAACCTTCGACAGAGTCTCTTCCAACCCAGCGAGTTTGAAGTAGAAGGCCTTATTATCGCTCTGTCCCTTGGGCTCCTTGCCAAGCTCAGCCACCAGAAGCTTCAATGACTCAATTGAGCCTTGAAGCTGATCACTACTCTGTGACCCAGAAGCATGCTCTTTGACAGTTTGCTCAATTAGGGCAATTTGACTTTCGAGCTCAGCAATCTGAGCTGTAATCGCTTCCTTCTGAGCTTTTTCAGAGTCCATACTAGCGCCTTTACAGGGTTGAGTGATCCCAGAGGACTGGGCAATCACTGAAACAGTTGAGATAAACGGATCACCATAAGCTGCCCATCGAGCACGCTTAGGTTTCAACATGTCCTCTAAAGCGGACAGATCCACAGCTATGATGGCCTGTTTCTTCTTGAGAAACGTGTCAAGAGCTCTACGACACTGGTAAGATCCTTTAACTAGAGAGGATACCAACTTGAGGACAGAGACCGAGCCAAGATTAACCCTTCTTCCATCAGGAAGGTCAACATAGTCACGGAAACCATCAGTAGCTACTGTTACGAGGGAGTGTTGAGCCATCTTCGTCCAAGCGCGCGAGTACTTCGGACTAACTACACTGGACTTGTGACAACAAGATTACTCAAGCTCTAGCTCTTCCCAATCGGGTGGAGGACATGGGATAGTGTCCCGAGCCGGCATTGACTCAGACTCGAGCTCATACCCAATGGGTGGGTTATTCCCTCTAACAGGTGGATCTGATGTAGTATAGTCGGAGATAAAGCACATTGGACACTAGTCAGATCCCTAAAAACACTTTCAGCAGGTGGGATACTAGTATAGTAGTACCTACAGGTGGGGAATACACAAAGTCACCTGTGTACTGCCACTCAGGAACCCCACCGGATAGCGCTTCAAGTTCATTCAGAAAGGGGACTGTCTTAGGAAGTCCCTCCCATGATCTTTCACTTTTCCTAGAAGCTAGCAGTAGTCGGCGACCCTCAACCTCGGGTCCTAATAAGATTCCGCGAAGGTAGCCGTCTCGATAGAGCACCTCCCAAGCATCGAAGGTGAGAGTCAAAGATTCAGCAAGTACAAACCCATTAGTCCCCACATCAAGTACTCGAACCTCGGGCGCCATCCCACCAAGGTTAGGAGTATTACCTTCAGTTAGGTACTCATGAATCCACTTGACCATCAGAGTGATTCGGTCCCCACTCTCCCGTTTAGTTAGGTTAGGAGTAAAAAAGCGTGGGAATGCCTTGAAGAAGCCAGATACTATCGGGTCCAGGTGCGAAAGTAGTTGAGGTCCAAACCGATGGGCTAAGTCCACCCCATAGACCAACCCTGGAGTAGCAGGAAGTATCAGAAGGCTTCGATCAAGAAATAGAGCTATTGCCAAGATAGTATCTGGAGCCCGTAACTCAGTAGTCGATAGCGTAAGAGGTAGCCTGGTACCGAGGATAAGGTCCTCAAACAATCTAGTGAGCGCTCCCGGAGTGAACTGGTCAAAACCATCCCCGTGATGCTCGTATACTCCAGGCCCCACTTGCTGAGGGTTTGCTCCAGTCTCGAAACAAACAGTCTCCTTGTTAAGAGTCGGAACTTCCGAATCTACAGTGACCTGAAATCGTAGCTCTTCCACCCAGTGGGTTACACCAGGTTGTCTTCGAGTATTGAAGCAATAACGTCATCAAAGGCCGAGTCAGTAACCCTAAACGTACTAGGTGTGACTACCTGAGCAACAACAGGAGCCTTCTTGCCGCAGGTGCAATTACCGTTGCAAGTACCACCACAAGTGCACTCAGTCTTTCCACATGCCCCATCACATGCTTCCCGGTCTTGAAACAAGTCACCCTGTAGAGAGGCGCGTACCTGCTCTCGAAGTACCGCACGAACATTCACCTCACCAAATACTTCGGTGGCGTATCTACGATTACCAAGACCGTGATTCAAGAGGATCTCAATCACCTTACTCGCTTCCTTGCTTGTAAGAGTTCTGATCTCTTGCTCATTCACTGGCCATCTCAGATCAGTGTCAGCCCATTGCTCTTCATTCGCCTTAGAGGCCATGGACATGAGAAACCTGATCTGCTTATCTGAAGCCGGCGGCCCTTTGGACCCAGGTTCTGCACCACCGCGCTCATCCCAATATTCAGCCTTCTCCTCATAGAGCTCTAGATACTCTTCAATCTTATCCTGTAGCGAATTACGCCAGTTTTGAGTTCGCTTTACAATTGGAGCTTTACCACTAACGAGAGGGCGATTCACCCTGGCCCCAAAGAACTGAACTCGAATAGCGTCTTCACCTACTCCAGCTGACGCCCCCCAAGGCCTAATTGAAGTCCAAACTCTGACAACCACAGTCGGGCTCAACTTCAGATCGTAGTAGATCTCCTTGTTCTGCATCCCCTTCTCAGGACGTAGTGCACGGAAAGCCCTCTTGAGAAAGGTTTCCATCTCGGTCCCAGAGATCTCTGTATACTGGGCGGCCATGACTTAGTACTCCTCAATGTGGGCAGGGGTCCAGATCTCTGTGGCGGCTTCCTTAGCCACTTCTTCGTCGTGATCCGCACCAGGCTTCGGTACGTTCTCTCCAGGAACCAACCCAGCCTCGAATACGAAACGACTCACACCCTTGTTCATCGGACAAGTTACTTCGAGATTGACCGCGGCCCGGGTTAGAGCCACGTAGGCCAAGTTCCTCTCGGCCTTCATTCGAGCCGCTTCCACAATTGGGTCAGGCGGGGGCTCGTCAGCCTTAGGTTTGCGCTCCATCGGGAAAATACCATTAGGCATGAGGACAGTCACGTTCTTCCACTGAGCGCCCTTTACCGAATGAACTGTCGACAATGAAATGGCTGATGGTTTCTCCCTGCGAACTCCTGGGTCAAGCTTCTGTTGCTCCTTTTCCCATTTATCAGGATCGATCCTGAGTGTTTCAGCAATCTTAGAGTAGCGCCCAAGCTTTTGAACGAACCCCTGGGAAACCGATGGGTCAGTTAGGTTAGCCTGATCATGTTCGTTTGGCTTCGATAAAGCAAATAGGAACTGAACTGCCCCAAGGCCTTTGACTGACTGAGGCTTGGCCTTGGTGGGCATAACACCCTCGTCACCGATCTCAGGAGGAATAGAGTCCTTAGTGTCGTCTTCATCCTCGTCGTCTTCATCCTCGGAGTAGACAGCCACATCGTTCGTGAGCTGCTCTCTCAGAGAGGTGGTCTCCGTTACTGTTCTCCTGGCTGCAGAATCCCAGCTTGTGACGGTAGACTTCATGTTATCGAGGATATAGTTGAGGAGCTCCTCAGTAGGCTTGTTCTCTCCAATGACCGCCCGTAGGTCACGGACATTAGCCGCCATCTCTCGAAGGTTGTCTGCCAGCTCGTCAACCCTCTTACCGAACATCCACTCACCCTTGCTAGTATCACCTTTGGCAAAGGCAATGATCTTGAGACGATAGGGTAGCTTCAGCTTTTCAGCCAGCATCCGAACATACCTGGACTCCAGTAGGATATCAGGTCGAATAGACTTTACGTCCACGCGCTCCCGACGAGCCACGTCATTGAGGGCCTCATCTACTGCCTTCTCAACGTCATCCGGTCCCATGAATAGAGACCGATCAGGCTTCATCAAAGCGGCTACGAGTGACTTCTTCATCTTCCCGTAGTCGTTACCGGCTGCCAGGTCAATAAAACCAAGGACTGCACGAGACTCAGGAGCTTCCAAGAAGCCCTTTCCTCCACGCCGAACGTAGGGTATCTCATTGATAATACAAGCAGTTTCGAAGTCATTCAGCTCAGCATTAGTTCTGGCAAGTACGGCATAGTTCTCAGCATCAGACCCCTCATCGATGTCCTTCCGGTACCGCCCAATCGTCTCAATGGCGGCTTCGACGTTGTCCTCAGGGGTGGATACTTGAATCGAGGCCCTACCTCGGTCCTTACGCGGGTCTGCCATTGAAGCAACCACTGTCCCATCACTGTCATGGGCGATAAGCGCGTTGGCCGCTTCCACGATCTCAGGCTGGCAACGATAGTTGGTTCGGATATTCTTGGTGGTCCAACCCTCATCAAGTGCTTGGAATAGCTCAGGTTTCGCACCACGGAACTGATAGATGGCTTGCTTCTCATCGCCCACCATCCAAATCGACTTGTCGTGGGAGTCCTGAGTGATCTGCTCAGACATCATCGCAAAGATCTGATGCTGGATAGTATTGAGGTCCTGAGCCTCATCAACCAAAATATGGTCATACATGCTCTGGATGACTGCTTTAGCTTTCGGGTCCCTCACTAGGATATCACGAAGGACCTTCAGCATGTCATCGAGGTCCCCTAGCCTCTCCCCACCTTTACGGTTACGACTCATAAAGCTCTCGAAGGGCTTCGATGGGTTGCATGGAGGACGCCACCCGGGGATGTCCCCCTTGAGTCCCAAGTACATTTCGTACCAGATGACTGCCTGAGCTTCTGCCTTGGAGGTTACCGAGGCCCTAGCCTGCTCAAGAGTGATGTCGTTACCGCGCCAAGCGTTGAGGAGGAGATTCGCTTTCTTAGCTTTGGGGGGCTCTGTTACCCAGGATCTTGGGTACCCATACTTAGAAACCAAGGAGTCTGGACCACACTCAGTCCACATATTGCGGATTGCTTGGGACAGAGAGGCTGGGCTGATACTCTTCACGCCCTTCCCAGTTGGAGCAATTAGCCTCGGCGCGCGAAGCATGTCCTGCTCTTCTCGAGTCCCGAACCCTGGTGTGTCCCGAGTCCCGACAATGAGTTTCGCGAATAGCGAATGCATTGTACCAACCTGGATTCCAGAAGCCCCCTCACCGACCTTCTTGGAAATCTTATCCTTCAGCTCATTGGCCGCCTTGCGGTTGAATGAGCAGGCCATGATCCGAGCGGGGTTGACCCGACCATCCTTCACGAGGTAGTCGATGCGAGCAACCAAGGTGGTAGACTTACCTGAACCAGCCCCTGCAGCTACCCGTACTCGACCTCCAGTGAGTGCTGCTGACCTCTGTTCGTCATCCAGCTCTCGTAAAGGGATGGGGATATTCTGGATGAGACTTGGGTCACTGATAGCCGCTACAGCTGCCGCGGTAGCTATACCCACCACCTTGGACTCTTTTGGTGGTTCATCAGGTATATGATTGACCTCCAAGGACTTCCGAGCCGCATCAGTAGCATTAGCCTGGACCTTACTGATCATCAAGGACCTGGATTGTTGGTCACCCTGAACAGATTGTGCTCCCTGGTCTGCTACTTCTTTGATACTTGTAATCTTGATCTCATTCGAGGCCGCAACTTCATTCGAGGCGTTATCCACAGGTTCAGGAGCATACTCTCCAGAACCTGCCTGCTTAGCAGCGGCATCGATCCAACCACGCATCCGGATATTGATTAATGGGATAGCATCGAAGATATCAAGAGCCTTGTCAGCATCCTCTAGCATCGAGGCAGAGATTGCAGCTTTGACTTGGCGTACATACTTGGGGTTGTCCAAGATACCCTTGACGGTCTGAGTTCCACCCCTAGTGAGAAGGGTTCGAAACTGTAGCGCGCGGCGAGCTGCAGCTGCTGGGGTGAATGCCTTCAGGTTAAGAGCCCGACGTAACATCGCCTTCTGGGACTCTTTAGTGAGATGGGTCTCTAGATACTCTCGATACTGATCGATCTGAGTATCTGCCATCCGAAGAATCTTGAGTCCCCGCTTGATTAGGGCATCTTCAACATTATCAACCCCAGCAGTTTCCTCAGCGTACCGCTCATAGGTATCGAGAGCTAGCAGAAAGATGATGTACTCTGCTACTTGAAACTCACCGATCTCCAGATCATCGTCCTCAGGCTCACTGACTGCTATCTTAGGTTGGATCGGGATTAGCATGTAATTCCTACGTGGTGAACGTACTACACCCAAAGATGGGTAACAAGGGGTTTATGAGCTACTTCCCAGGGTCTAGGATGCCTTCATCAACCAACCGCCCTCGAAGGTACTCTGGGTCCGCATAGGGCTCGTCCTCCCGTACTAGGAAGAGCTTGAACCTCCCATCACGGACAACCTGGAGAGCTTTCTCTTGATCCCGAGCTACCAAGTCCTCGTAGCTCTCCCCGCCCTCAAAGAACCAAATCGAATCTGGGGTGAAGTGCTGAAATCCTTGAAACTCGACTAGAAGTGAGGAACCAGGGAAGAAACCATCAAAACGGAAGCGACCTCCAGTTTTAGGATGGATGAAGCTGCCGTCGTTCTACTCTGTCTTGTAAACGGGTTCGCCCAGTATAAGAGCAAGAGTCTCCAGACAGATGGTCTGGAGTAGAGATGTTCTTGCTATTTTCAAGCCATTACGTTCGCACTCCCTTCTGATTGTAACAAATGCGTGACCTAAGCCAACAATAGCTTTTCCGACAGAGACTTTACCATTTTTGAGGGTGAAGGGGAATAGCTGGTCTTTGGTTAGAGTTACCTCATTACCACTGGTCCAAAACTTTGTAGACCTGATGACTTGCATCTTGTCCGCGGTTGACTGAACTCCAGGGTGCTGATCCTTGGTAATGCCCTTTCTCCAACTCTTTCTCCCAGTCATATTCTGGGACGCTTGAGCCATACGGGAGTCATTCTCCTTCGTCAAACCCTTGTTCCATCTCCCTGCATTTTGGGACATGAGTTTGCGAGTTGCTACAGATAGCTCTTTACCCTTTAGGTAGGATTTATCCCTAATACTGGAAGATAGAGCCACTATCAAGGCTCCTGGGAAGACATCCTGATAATGACCCTCAAGCTCAGGATGTGCGTTACGGATGTGACTGATAAGGCTCTCAGCCCTGTAACCACAAGCTTGACAAGCAACGTAGTCAGTAAGCTCAACCTTATTGTCCCAGCGTTCTTCCTCACGACACTCTGAACATCGATGATCTAGAGATGCAAAAGTGAGCCCAACCTCATGATTAGTACCGCAAGAAGTACAACCTATTGACTTGGTAAGTCCCTTGCGGGGACTCTCTTGATGCTGACGAGTGGCGCCCTCAGACCTTGCAGACTTTAGGCTCACTGACTGAACCTCAGCACCTGGGAACTTGCCTCGGTATTCAACGATACCTAAGCCGTGCTCGGATGCGATATGACGATCAATTCGAATACCCCGATGACCACAGACTAGGCATCGAACGAAGTCGACCCCCTCTTCCTGACCAACCCATACCTCATCCTCTTGGAGTGCTTGGTAAGCGGAGTGACCCGCGTCATCTACCTGAGCAAGGTGCATAGCCAGACCCTTAACTCCAACACACCCTTGATTGCAGACTGGGCAAGTCCTATCTACCCCCCGTTCAGATTCCGAGCACTTAGCACATAGGAGTCGTTTTGAACGAGCTGCTTGAAGTAGATTGACCTGAATTGAATCCCCACAGGATCTGCAAGATTCAGTTACCTCCCTGACCTTGTAGGTTGAGCCTTTCTTGGAGTAGCCGACTGCCGCCGCAGCCTTCGATTGAAGCCTCTTACCCCTAGCATCAAAGGCTTCCTTCCCAAACCGCTCAACCCACTGCTTTCGAAGGGTATTAGGGCTCGTCTTGAGACGAGCTGCAACTGCCTTGAAAGGCTCCTCAGTGTCAAAGGCTGAGTATACTTCGATGGGGTTGGATTTACTTGGGGTTCCCACTGGCATGACAAAGGCTCCTTGGGGGTCCATTGAAGGATACCGCTAAGGAGCCTTTGTCAAGTTCTATCAGCCACTAACTTAGCTATAATGACCTAAGTGCTTGAAATTACTAACTAAATTCGTGCTCTGAGGTTGAAGGTTAACACAAGGTACAAGAGTGGAAAAATTGGTTGGTAATATGCTTCTGCGTTCAAGGTAGTTGGGTCGCTGGCATCCACCGTAGCGGAGATGCCAGTGAAGGCCGCCACAATCTCCTGTTGAATCAACTGCTTGAACAGTGAGGTCATGCTGACCTCAACCTCGTTGGTCCTGCTGGCGAGGAACTTCGTACCCACGAAGGCGTCAAGGACCGATCTCGAACTAATCGAGACGTAGTCCGCGATCTGAGTTACCGTCGGCAACCGAGTCAGGACTGATGTCATGTTGGTCGTGAGACCCTGACGGACCCTGATGATCGGCTGCAGATCCTCGAGAATCGTGATACCAGCAACGGCTGTTTGATTAGCCTCCACCGGGTCCATGATCCTTGGGATTCTGGTAAACCCTTGGAGCTGCCTATGAGTATACGGAGTTGCGACGTCAACCGCTGGTGAGCAAACTGCACCGGCCATGGCCGCCGCATAGAACGTACCATCCACCAAAGATTCGAAGGTATTACCTAACTCATCCGTGAATGTAACCACAGAGGAGTCTGGATAGAACGCCACGATCCTTGAGCTGAATAGACCCTTTGCGATGGTCTGAGCTGTGGTCGGAGAGGTACCACTTGCGAAGCCAATCATACCCATTCGTTCAGATTGGTTGCGGATGTTCGACATTACCTCACAGTGCTGGGTCAATGCCGAGTAAACCGCAGTATCCGTGCTTAGGGGTACGATGACATCGGGCTTGACATTCCCTGGAAGAGGAGTTGCTAAACCTTGGATCGCCGTGATGAAGGACGAGGCAGCCGCTTGGTTCGTGTTAGGAACCTTGAGCACTTGGGTGATTCCCACCAAGACTGCACCGTTGAGGATCGCCAAGTAGGCCCCCAAGACAACCCGGTTCTCAGCATTGAGTTTACCATAGTTGGCTTCGATGGTCTTGAACGTGGTGAAGATCCGCGTCGAGAAGTCCTGCTTCATGTAGCGGTAGCTGATGTAGTAGTAGTCACCGTTCTTCGGCTCTAAACCAGACGGATTGAAAGTCTGGACGTTTGCCGTGTCATTCACTCCTACATTGACGGTATTGGTGACGATGGTCTCCAAGCCCGGGATGTAGTAGTACGGAATTCCAGGGTTGACCTGGAACGTCTGGGAGATGACGAGAGTGAAAGTACCGCTGGTTGCATAGGTGGTAGTGGACGGGAGGATGCTGAACCTCAAACCAGTACGGGCATCCGTATAGGTCTGTCCAGGGAACCCAGTTCCGTAGGACCCAGCAGAATGTCCAATCGGGTCCAAAGAGGAGGTAACCACAAAGTTGTTGGTCGCGCTCTCACCATTGTCGCCAGAGGTTCCAGGTACAATCCCGGTTCCAGATGTCGTATTGAATGCCGACTGACTACCACTAACGAACCCAACGCTTGAGGTCACTGCACCCGTGGTGAGTGACGCAATTGTCAGGTACGTCTGGTTGTTGATGACATCTGGGTAGGCAACACAACCGGTAGCAAGCGGTACTGGAGCCGCGTAAGGCCCGGGAACCGTGGGTGTACCCCAACTACTAACCGCGAAGCCAGTAGTATCCATGAGGCTATCAACCACCTCTTGAACATCTACCAGGGTCTGACTGGCAAACTCACTCTCGGTGAAGCCGAGAATTGAGTTTGAAGTACCATCCTGAATCAGTATGGCTGACTGAGGAGAGTTATTGACGCTGGTGATCCTGAGCTTGTTTAGGTTCCCTAGGGTTCCTACTGAAGCCGTACCTTGAGAGCTGATAACCAGGTTGACAGCCGTTACGATTGCACTGGTTGCTACTGCTGCCCCATTCGGGAGTGTAACCTGGAAGTCAACCCCGTTGATCCGCATCTTGAGGGTGTCATTCAACCCAGCTGTGATATTGAAGGTGCCTGGTACGGAACCAATCAATGTAGCAGGCTTGTTGATGGCACCAGTAGTTCCAGAAGCAGCTTGGAACGTGGTAAACCCAAGTAGAGTTTCAGCTGTACCCTGGTTGATGGTGACATTGCTCTGATGGTCAAACCCATCCGGAAGTGCCGCCGGTACTGAGTAACCCCTAATCACGAAGAAGGTGCTAGTAGCGCCTGATCCCGGAATAACCGTGAACAGGTCATTAGCTGCCGACGTAGAGAACGGGGCTAATGCATCGATGGCTGCATTGACAGCTACTGCAATGTTTGCCGGGGTTATCGCACCAGCAATGAATGGAACAGTAATTGCAACACCATCGATAGTGAGGTTTAGGTCAGCCCCACCAACAGGTATTGTGATACTACCAGCAGTTAGAGGAACTTCTCGGCTAACCAAGTAAGCCCTTGTAGCGGTACCAAGAACTGTAGGTACCGTAGCTCCGTTAACCAAGGTCCTCCAAGTATCGGAGGCTCCAGTGTAGAACGAGTAGGGCTGAGCACCTAGGTTTGTATACACAGCATTTCTAGCTGCGGATTGACCGAAGGTAACCGTTACTGTCTCGCTCACGGGAGTTCCACCGACATGCATGGCATCCGGGATCTGCTCAACCCCACGAGGCCACTGAACGGTCTGAGTTAGAGTACCGTTCTTGGAACCGAACCGGATCTGGTACAGATTTTTGTTGAACAGGGAGGAGAAGACCTCGTACTGACCAACCCCAAGAGGTCCTGGAACCTTGTTGGTGACAATGTAAGTGTCGTCTGTGATCCTGTTGTAGTAGAAGGTAGCGAAGACGGTCCAATCCGGAGGAAGAGCATTCTTGAGAGTGATCTTCCGGTTGGGACCGTCCACAGAGAGGACGGTAGCCGCGGGGCGCCCGAGAGCGTCTTCGAGGTTACGGCCAACCCTAGCCACAACGAGGTCTGGACGGTTCGTGATGAGGTCCTGACGGTTGTTGGCGACCGAGCTGTACAAGGACTGTCCGAGAACACTGTCACGCCCATTACCCGTCGTAGGGACTTCGGGGAGAACGAACACGGTGTTGCTGACAGCCGCCGGGATGACCGTGGTGTCAACGAATGCGTCACACTCGACCAGATACAACTTGTCATCAACCAGGGTCGGGACAATCTGTGAAGAGTCGAAGGGTTCAGCTCCAGGGGTGTTAAGGGTCGAGGATACAGAGTAGCTGGTTCCCCAGTGGACGATTGAAACGTCCTGGGATGGGTTAACCACTACAAAGTCCTGATTCTGGATGTAGTCCGACCTACCGGAACTAATACCGCAACGAATGACGTTCGTTACCAAGGTATTAGGTAGATAGTCAAATGTATCCTGCCAGGTATTGGCCCAGTAGTTGATTGTAACCGTGGAGCCCGGAGGGGGCGCCAAGGCCAGAGTCACAATACCATTAGTACCGTCTACTGCAGTCGGGATGACCTGAGTGTTGTTGACCTTAACCACAACCTTGGAAGTGTCGGTAGTGGTAATCCCACCGGAAGTTCCATCCACGATTGGGCGTTGGAACACACGGAATTGAGTGTTCCCACTTGCAGTCTGACCTGCGGACAACCCAAGAATGCCGTTGGCAGTACCAGTACCGATTGATACTGAGGAGACCGCCGTAAGGGTGAGATGGTTGAGGCCTTCGTTGTCAGCAAAGACTGACGTTGCAAGACCTGAGATGGCAGCTGCATCGATCTGAGTCTTCAAGCTCAATGCCGTTGAGGAACCAGGAACGAACGTAACAGTCTGCTCCGACCCATTATTGGGCGTTACCTTCAAGGTGTCATTGACACCCGCCACAATGACAAATAGCTCGAACCCTGGGGTAGTGATCGACGGGGCAACCGCTGACACTTGAGCAGAGACATTGTCCGTGAAGGCTGTATCGCCTCGATGGAAGTAGTAAGTGACGCGGACAGTGTCCGTCGGTTGAGGTGGTACTTGCAGAGTGACCTCACCCAAGGACCCGAGCACACTACCAACAGCCACTGGGCTTCCATTCACGGTCACAGTAACTGACCGTGTATCATTGGTAACCCGACCAAAACCTTGGCCATCTACCAATGGGAAGTTGCGGACTTGGAAGGTAACCCGAGACCCGTCATTCACCCCAAGAACAGGGTTGGAAGGGTTTGTATTATCCACGATCCAGCGCAGGGTTATGTCCTCATTGACGATTTGCTCGTCAAGAGTAGACGAAGAACCGCGCACCATCTCAAGATCATCTTGCTCCAGCTCTTCCTGACCGACACCGATAATGAACGGTATCCGCAGGCCAGCAATGAGCGAAGCGACATTGGCTTCGGTCAGTGTGCGGGAGTATACACCCGGAGGTACGTATGTCGCGAAAGGGCCGAAACTCATGATAGATCTCCTGACTCAAATGGTCTGAACAGGTCTGATTCGATTTGATCTTGGAAGTAGTCTGACAAGACTACCTAATAGATAGAACAGCGATCTGATCTGAGTCCGGATTTACATTTGGATGTCCGGCCCCTTAGAACCGGATGAGCTTCTTAACTTTGACTACACGGAACAAGACTTTATTGGGTTGGCTTTACCTGTGAACCTCTCTCGACGGCTACAGCCAGATCTACAAGTTTTGCACGAGCATCCCTTTGAGGCTGCCCCATTGCTGCGTATTCTGTATACCCTTCACCATCAAGACGTTCGAGAGCTGGGCTGCCTCCAACTTCTCGTACCTGTCTCTTAACTTTATCCCGTTCTCGATAAGTAGCCCATCTGGACTCGGCACTCCTACCAACTATCTTGTCTGCAGTCGGGTAGTCTTGGTCATGAACCCCAGAATTAGCTGGTGCAGAACCACCAGCTGCAAACCCAAATCCAAAGGCTGTACCATCGAACAATCGAGGCGCCTCCTCCTTACACGAAGGACAGGGGTGAGTCGGGTTGTCCCCGAGTTTCAAAGTGCGTTCAAACCTAGTCGAGCATTGTGTACACTCGAAGGTGTAGCGAGGCATAGAGTACCCCTTTCATCCGATCCGTTCATAATTTGCATTTCGCCCGACTATTACAGGCGTAGTATTGAAGAAAAGCGAAGCTTGTGAAAGAGCTTGGATGCTAGAAGCCCCGTTAGGCTTCGTATAAGCTGATGCTCTACTAATAGTGTAGGGGAGAGGGAGATGCATTTCCCAATCAGATTGGATTGATACGCTCATTGAGTAGTTGTAATAGAAGAGATCTGCAGCCTCATCATAGACCTCCTCGGACTCTCCGCCCATTGAGGTGTCAGTTAGTTCGATGCCCTCAAAAGAGAGGTTACTACGCTTCTCCGCCCAAAGGTACATGAAGACCAAGTCCGCGATCTCTTCCATCTGGATAGGGTCCCGAGAGATCACATCCAGGTCAAAGGTAGCATCGAACCGACCTCCGAAAGCCTGGGCCGTCTCCACTCGGTCTGAGTACACAACAACGGCTTGCTTGTCCCCAGGCTTACCCCTCTTGCCAAAGGCGAGTATCACGCCAGGGAGAGTCTTCCAGTCTGCCGTGTTCCATGACCATCGGATCGGTCCTATAGAGGGAGCTGCATACCTATAGTCTGCCGTGATTAGAGCCCCGGGGAAGAACCCAGTATGAAAGGTGACTTCCTGTGCTTCATAGTCAACCGTGTAGTCAGTGCCTTCGACTAACAGAAGGTTCCTATTAGTCCACATACGGAGTGTACCATGTACTGGTTGATTCTGAAGAGTAGCCGAGACCACGGGCCCTGATTGGACTTGAATAATAGGTTCGTCTGTAACAGTTAGAAGCGGATCAATGATGAACTCCCCGCACTCACCAGGTACTGTTGGAGCCGAGAGACACTCTATGTAGTAGACCCCAGCGGGGATCGGCATCAAATCCCCGGACTCCTTGAGCACATTCAAGTCCTCTTTCACCCACTCAAGTAGGTAGGCTGGCTCGTTGTAGAAAGCCAGCATGACATGGCTTTCTACCGTACCGAGGAAGTTTTGAGGTGAGACCTGAACCTTGTTCGCTGACGACCCCTTCACCACGATGCCGTACTGAGGACGTTCCTCAAAGGCAAATTTGTTCTGGATAAACGGCACAATCTTTTCGAAGACAGGATGCCGCGAGAAACTATCCTGCAACTCAAGTATGAGACGTCTCTTCAGTGAGGAGATCAGGTGGAAGTACATTAGGAGTGTTCGTTTCTTGCGAGAACCAACAAGCCAGATGCTACTGCATTTAGTGGATCTCTCGCCTGACGAACCTCGGAGATACTGATCGGGAAACCCTTGGTCTTCTTGATGTTCTCGAACTCCTCATTGAATACATCCATGAAGCCTTGAGCTAGAGAAGTCCCACCGGACACGATCAGAGGAATATTGTCGAGTAGTGAGTGGTCACTTTTATCTTTTCTGAGCTTATCCGAGAGAGACTTCAAGCAATTTTGAATCAGGGTCCTAACATACAAGGCGATTGCATCGGTTTCAGGACTCTCATGCGAAGCCTTGGACAAATCAAAGCCCCCACGTTCCTTAAGCATGCACATGCGGGCCGCTGATGACCCAGTAGCTGTAGCCGCATGGCTATCAACCCAATCACCCCCACCCTTGGCGATGGAGAAGTTCAGGCCCATGACCGTGTTGTATGCGAGAGCTACGTTGCATAGCCCAGCCCCAAAGGACATTGCCAGCCCAGAGAAGTTAGTGTCCGTGCACTCTGAGTAAATGATAGCCAGTGCTTCATTAGTAGGATGAGCCACGTACCCATGCTGAGTAATGATCCGACGAAAAAGCTCCCTATGGAAGTCAACATCCTGCTCAGGTAGATCAACAGGATTTGAGGGAACACTGTAGAAACAATGCTCACTGTCGTAATTGACATCCAAAACACTGAAGACCAAGTTGTTCAGGATCTTCTGCGCCTTCAAGGCTCCTGGTGAGATCAAGCCTTTGGATAGGGGACGTTGCACCTCTTGCTTGAAGAGGTTTGCCATCTGAAATGACTTCTCACCAGTGACCACGAGAACATCATCCACCTCGTCATAGCTGATATTGCTAAGCTTCAAGGTTTTGACGTTCTCAACCTCTAACTCGATATAGGCATCCGTGATCTTCTTGAAAGCAGGCTTCCCTGTACTCGGGTCAATCCGTGCAGAAACGAAGTTCATCGTACCAATATCGAGACCTACGCCTGGGTATTTATTTGCCATCTGTGTATTCCTTTTCATCGGATCTGATCTAATTTGAGTACTAGGCCAGTCTCTGCCTGAGTAGGTAGAGGTGACTCTCATGCTTATCTTCGATGCCAGCCATCATGTTATCAACACCACGTGATAGCTCACTCTTCTCCTTCATCACCTTGGCGACTTCAGCCATGCACTCCATGAACTGACTCTCAGCAAGAAGGCTTACTTCAAGATAGGACTTGGGGTTCTCACCGCCAGTGGATACAACCCCATCACCACAATACTTCTTAACAATGTATGCGATAATACTAGCTTGAAGTCCAGGATGCATCTTGTCTAGCGGAGCGCCGGTTCCAACAGCCTTCTCAGCCACACCATCAATCTCTTCAGACGTCTCTTCGTACAGACGTTGGAAGAGTAGGTGGTCGGCATAGTAAGTCTCTCCATAGGTCAGCCAGTGGTGGCTCTGATGAATATCCGCCAACGCCCTCAAGAATACGAGAACTGTGGGTAGTCCATAGCCAAGCCCATTAGCCATCTTGCCAGCAGCTGCTACTAGTACCCTCTGAGAGGCCTGCTTGTCCATTCGAACTCTCATCCCTGGTAGATAGGGAGGACCATGAAAGAACGGGTTGTAGGACGAGGGGTCCTGCCAGATCACCGAAGTGGCGTCATCCGGTGGCGACCCTAAGTTGCTCACCCCAGGGTGATTAGGGGCCGGAGAGAACGATGGGTCTTGAGAAGAAACTTTCCAACGTGGGTCCACTATGCCCTCCCTAGTCTTTGTTCGAGTTGCTTGGCTATCAAAGTGCACTCTTTAGCCATCTCTAGTATTTCAGGCTGAAGATAGGTCATTACAAAGGTGGGGTCCTCCGTGCGACCTACGCCAACTCGCTGCATCCCCTTAGAGTGGTCAGCACACTCTTTCAAAGCATCGAGGATCTTAGCATATTGATCCTTGATGACCTTGATTGCAGGATGCTTCTCACCCTGTTCAATGATCTCGGCTGCCATCTCCCACTGCTCTTGAGAGCTAGCGTTCTTCTTGAACCATATATGAGGAGCGAGTGTATTGGCAGGAATCGACTTCTTCATATAACGAAGAATCTCTTGGTCATTCGCTACCTGAGGTCGGCTATCGTCGACCACGATCTTGTCACCCTCCCACTTGGCGAAGTTGCTACCACCAAGACCGTTTTTTTCTAGTTTCTTGCCGTCGGTAGTAAGCATCCCACCATGAGCTGACTTCCTCTCGTAGAAGGCATCAACGACCTTCTTTTCAGCAGCGGTCAAGGCTGCTACCTTGATCTCGGCCGTCTTAGATTCAACTTTTGGTTCAACCTTCTTCGGTACCTTGTAGTTTAACTCAAACTGCTTCGTGTCCTTCAAGCGCTCTTCAAGCTCAGCCGGACCCATACCCTCCTCCTGAAGAGTAGTGGCAAAGGCAGGGTCGTACCCCTTGACTGCCAACATGGCCTCCATCTCAGCAAGGAACTTTGCCGCGGGGTCAGGAGCGTTTTCCAACTTCAGCTCTTTGCCTACCTCATTCAGAGTGAATCTCTCGGGCTTCGCCGGGAAAGTCTTACCGGTTAGAGGAGACTTGACTGTACCCACCAGCCGCTGGTCACAGTAGAAGCTTCCACCGTCCGGATCTGTGTAATGCCAAAGAGATCCTTTGATCTTAGCATCACCGGCGCGAAGTTCCTTGGAGATGTCGGTCAAAGACTGACGAATGGGCTTCGCTGGGAACCCCCTACCGGTAAATGGTGATCTAACCGTACCCAGGTGGCGTTCTGAAAGGTAGAATACGGTCCCTTCTTGGTCAACATACTTCCAAAGTATAGCAGCCGCTGTCTTCTCAACTAGGGACCCTACTCGATTCAGAAGTCTGTCTTTGGCGCTCATGATCAATCTCCGTAACTGTCAGATCCTAAGTACTTTAACGACCCTTTTTCTTTCGAAGCGCTCCGAGAGCCTTGACCGATTCTTCCACTGAATCACTGTCAGATTTGCTCTCTTTGACGTGATACCTCTTGGGTGGATCAAACTTCTGAACGAAGATCGGGGCATCATCTTTTACGGATGACCCTTCTGAGGTGACTTCATTTAGAGTCCCCTGAGCTTGAACCACTACCTGAGCCGGCATATTGTCAAGTCGGTCCAGGATAGTACTTAGCTTAGAGTCTTCCCCCTTGAGCCTACTGATCTCGGCTCGAAGCTGAGTCCCTTCGGCCAATGATTGACCCAACTCGGTTTGAGCAGCCTCAAGCTCTCCATTCAACCTTTGGACCTCCAGGTTAGTAGCCCGAAGCTCCGATTGGGTCTTTTTGAGACTAGCCCGAAGCTCCAATAGATCGGGTTGACTCTCAACCGCTACTACCACTGTCTCAGGCAGGTCAGTTCGTGGTTGGCCTGAAAGGGCATTGTCAAGCCTAGGGTTGGTACCCAACTCAATAATCCGATTCTGGGACATCAACTTCCCAAGATCTCGTGAATCACACGCTATATTGCCAGGGATCGTAATTGGACGACCTCGTGGTAATTTGAGGCGTATGTCATCGATGACAAGATCTTCCCTAACTGCTTGAATAATCATATCGCCTTGACTCATGACATTCTGATCACTTTCTTAGCTGCATTTCTAGCGACCATTGTTACCTCAGAAACGATGGCCTTTCTGATTTGAGTTCTGGCTTCCTTCTTTGCCCTCTCAATGAAGTCGTAGGGTGGGCGTCCTGGGTGAACCCACTTCCCATCCTTCATTGACTTGATGGTCGCCGACCTAAAGATAAGTTTTCCCTCTTCGGTGATAATAGGGATAGGTGCTCTCGCCCTTGTCAGCCACCTCATTTGACCCTTGCGTTGCCCACGCATCAAATGGGTGAACGCCGGGTGCTTAGAATAAAGTGTGAGAGATGACGGACCCACCTCAACCCTGAGTGACTTAGCCAACGCCTTCTTGGCGCGCTCTGAGAAGGTGGACTGAACTAGCTTATCTCTCAACCTACGAAGAACACTATATTTTACCCGATTCAGAGCATTCTCCGGGCTTAGCCCCAAACCTCGAAGGAGGGGCTTGCCATAGAGTGAAGTTAGCTTGTAATCTTGGGCCATCTTCTATCAATAGTTGGAGTTTTTCCAAGCCAACGTTCGACCACGATACTGTCGATCTTTTGGGATATTCGGGTTGTCTGTGATCTCCGAAGATGCTTCAAACTCAGGTCCACTTGGAGCAAATTGAGTAGCTGAGAACTTAATAGGGTCACCAACCGGTACCCTATAGCGGATGTCCTTCTCATCAAAGTAGTTGATTGTGAAGTGCTGCTGTAGGATTGTCCCACGATTAGTGGGTCTCCTCACCGGTCCAAGACTGTAGCGGTCACCGTCAATCTTCAGAATGAAATCCCGGTGGCTAAGGAGCGGCTGAGGGCCCGTCCATACCTCATAAGTATCGATAACCGTCCTACCAGATTCACCCTGTTGAACCTTGGTCTCTGTGTCGGGCGGGGCTACAATGATCTCGTATGGACCCTCATACCCTCCAATGATCCCTGTTCCATAGCACTTAAGGCAGTCTCCAAGGGGCTGCTTGTGGACCTGGTCATAGCAAGGGCATTGGATTCCAACCACTTTACGGAGGTAGACCCGAACGCGTTCCCCACCTTGCTCGAGTATCTACCGGTTGCGCCTGATGGCCTCTCTCCAGTAGTTGTCGAGCTTCTCAATCTCGATAGTATTCGTGGCTGCCGCATTGCCTATGGGGGTCTCAATTAGACTATCAGGGGTAGCCTCAGCCCAATTGCATGCAACAGGATAACCAACCGTTGTGACTCGGTAAAAGATGCGCTGAGCCAAATCAGTCCGAACTAAGTCCCTCGTGTACCGGTAGGTGCACGTCACTCGACTCGTGGGGCTAGGAACCACAGGGGTGATGTTCTTCTGGAGAGCAGTATCCATGTAAACATGAGCGTCGATCTCGACCTCTCCAGTCTGCCCATTCACCCAAAAGACCTTGGCTTCAACCCCATCAACATAAACCCGAACATCGTGCGGGTTGTTGGTTGGGAGGCCTCGAGCGGCCTCTGCAACGATAGGGTAGTTTCGGGTCTTGAACACGTAACGAGGTCCATCCATGCCCGTAGAGGCAGTCCCAAATAGAATGAATTGCTCAGTAACGTCTTCTTCAATGATTAACTCATTGTCAGTCTGATCCCTCCAAAACGTTGAACCAACAGGTAGCTCCGTGATCCTACGGTAGGGACCAAACTCAGAATCAAAACTACGGTAGACATTGACACCAAGGATTTTGAAGCGACTATTCAGCATCAAAATAGAAGGGTCATCCCATTGAAGGTTGATGGTCCCCTTGACGTCACTCGACATGAACAGATTCAATGGAGGAGCTGGCCAAGGGATCTTGGTCAGCTCCGTAAGTCCAGGCGTCCTGTCACGATTGCTCACATCCGCCATGTTGAGTAGTCCTCACTTGAGGCTACCAATAAGGGGAAGTTTGAGTACTGCTACTTGCTCAGCCTCCAGTAGGCGGAGCCCCCTTTTGAGAGGATCTGATAGCATCCAACTCTTCTTGAGTAATAGGCTTGATTTGTCCAGTTTCTGAATCAATTGAGAATGGCTGACTCGGAGATAACCCACGCTCGATGAGGACTCTCTCGAATACTTTCTGGCGCTCAGTATCGATTGCACTAGCAGCACGGATCAACTTGACCCTCTCTAACTCAAGATTCAATAAGTGCTCACCAATTCGAAGACGTGAGTCTTGAAGCACTGTAAATCTAGATCGTGTTTCAGCATCGACTGGGTCATCAATAGTAAGTCGCTTCTGCTCTGATTCAACCTGAGTATCCATCTGAATATCTCCGAAACGGTAATAGCCACTTCTAATAGGTAGATTAGTCAGGGCATCCAGCGCACCCTCTACGAATTATATAGGAAAGAGACGGCCCACTGTTTGGGATCAAATGAAGAACCCCATTGGCAAACCGAAGTCTGACTAACCTAGCCCCCCTCAACTTGAACTTCTCAGTCCCTTCATTGACTGCAGTCAAGCACTTACCAAAGTCATCGGGTAGTAGTACCTCATTGCAGTCAAATGGGACTGGGAACACGAGTAGCTATACACCAGTAGTAGGTTAAACCCCTAGAAACTTCGAGGGGGCTAGGACGCCTCTCCCCACGTAGGGACCGAAGGAACTTCGGATACCAGCCCCATACTTTGGCTGCTGCAATCCCTTAACATACTTCACAGTAGCCTTGGCACGGTCAAGTTGCTTGTCGAACTGATCAGAGGCTCCTTGTTTCAGAGACTCGTACTTGCTCGACTTGTCCAAGTTCAAGCTGACACCCCCGATGGAATAGTCGAACTCGTCAGCAATCCAGTTAGCTTGGAGGGCATTGACAGCCCAGATCTCAGCTCCGACTAAGAGAAGGGTTCTCCACTCCGGACGCGTTTGCATCATGTGATCCAAGCTATTAAACGGTGTTCTAGGCGGAGCTGAAATGATCATGTCCAGGGCGAACTCAAGGAATTGTACGAGTTCCTCATCCTCCCAGATGTAACCAAATACCTTACTGAACTGATCTATAGTCTCTTCATGCGCTGGGGGCCTGAACTTATAGTTACGGTCCGGATTTGCATCTCGAAGCATCAGCCGTAACTTGTGCAATAAATCCAGTTGAGCCGTTGAGAAGAAATTCGGAGTTGCAACTTCCCGATCTTGGATGTTGAACTCTTGGACCACCGACTGGATTGGTCCCCCAACTATCTCACGCATAGCCCATCTAACTCTATAGTCCCCAATATTAGCATCAATTGGAATCACCAGACTAACAAAATACTCACCTACTGCTGAGTTGACTGGTATCCGTCTTTTGGGTCCAACTAGCACTTCTTGACCAGTCGTGTTGTCATAGATAGCGTAGCTGATCTCAGCCGCATTGACCGTGTGCCCCGAAGAGTTGGTCAAGAAGATGTTCAGGTCACTCCGACCCAATTGCTGGCCTCTTAGAAATGAAGTAGCCATATCACCACCCTCTGGAGTTTGCACAACCGCAGGGGTTGGGCTTGCAGCACCACCTACAAGATGGTTGAACCCCTGGAGTGTTACACCCACTTGGGCGACCCGCCATTCCTACTCCAGGTGGGAAGTATGCGGCAGTATCAAAAACCGCGAACCCAAATTGCTCCTCCAAGAAAGGTCCTTGGAAGTACTCTTGAACTAACCAACGTGCAAACCATTGTCCTGGCTGCCCACACTCCCCTGCGCACCCAGTGGCATAGTACTCCCCGGGGGCTGCTTGTACCGGAATCTTATGACACACAACGATGATAGGGTGGTGTGGGGACGCAGGTCGATCAAGGTAGTGCTGGTGAGCTTGGTAGAGAAGACTGTACTTGATACTATAAGGGTCGAGGGGGTTCCCAGCACTGTCGGTGATGTAAATGGGCAAATCTCCACGCTGGAACAAATGGCCCCACTTGAACACGCCTGGACTGGATCTAACTATCATCCTTAACTACCGGTCCGACAAATGAAACCTTCAGGCCATCACCAGGCTACCTCTTGATAAAGGAGGTTTGAATACCTGATGAGACTGGAACAAATGTTGGTAAAGCCGCATCGTAAGATAGCGACACCGCCTGATCATGTGCTGGGTATGTAAGAAGGATTCTCCAAAAACCAATCACATTGGGGAAGAACCTAATTGTATAGAACCCTGTCAGAAACTCGGTCCAGTATACTTGACCTGCAGTAACTTGCAGATCTTGGACAGAGGAACCGCTCACAAGAGGCCATTCAACTTGAGAACCATTAAAGAATAGCTTCAAGTTCAAGTCCCCTATGGTGACTCCTTGCGCACGAGTCTTTCCATCGGTCACGAAAAAGTCAACCTGGTCAAGTACTAGCTTGCTGACGTTGACAATCCTACTTGCTGGTTGATATCTGATCGGAGACTGAACCCCTAGACTAACTGTGGGGGTGGCCGAGATACTAGATAAACCAACTAGGTGTACTCGAGCAGCATACTTTATAGAGGCCCTAGCTGTGAAGGAGGAAGAGCCACCTAATGTAGTAACCAGAGGTCTGTGAACACTTGCATGCAAGACCAGGCCAGAGTTACCTTGTAGATCAATATCAGTCATTGGTCACCCTCGGAATCACCTCGTAGGGTACTCAATGGTTAGCTCTCGTTGGCGACTACAGCACCAACAGCGAACGAAACCTGGTCACCAATCCCAACGATCTTGGGGACAGCCAGAGTACCTTGGTAGAGCATAGTTACTGAGGGTGAGCCACCAGTTTGGGCGTCCACAATACCAGCCCAACCAATATTTCCCCAGGAGTTGATTGCTACCGAAAAGGTTATCCCAGCGGAGTTACTAACGCTACCACCCGCAATGGTACCCCAGGTCACAGCCTGACGCACATACTCAGCTGGAGTTACCTCTCCCGTGAAGAGCCCAGCCGTAGTTGGGTCAGCCGTAAAGAGCGCGAGATATACTGTAGCTGGCCAAGCATAGGCGAACTGAGCATTGTTCTTCAGAACCCTATCAAGGACCGAGTTTGCCAACGAGGTGGTCTTTGCAGCCATTTCGATGTCTCCTAACCATTACCCTAGAACAAGTGATCTCTGACCTGCTACCAACAGAAGCATCAATAGATTGTTGGTGGGTGATGGGACTGATTGAAGGGCTCAAGAAGCCGTCATGTGACAGATCGATTTTAACGACTTCACATTATTCGCGTAGGGTTGGGCGGATACTTTGGCAGTATTGTTGAACCAACCTACTTTCAACTCCTCGATGTTTGCAATCGAAGTGTCGAAGACAAAGAACATACGGTTGCCGGACTCTCGGTCCGTGCGCTTCAGAGGGACCCCCGCGGTTTGCAAGTAGGCAGCGAAGTATAAGTCCGCAGTCCGAAGCTCCTTGGTACCATTCTCTTTAGCTGACATTTATTCCTCATTTGAGATCTAAGTTTTCTATCTGATCTGGGTCTCGAATCTACATCTAAGCAGGCCCGACTCACGCCGGGCCTGAGGAGGATTCACTCGAGCTGTTACAGCGCGAATGAGTTGGAGAGCATATCATTCACCTGAACACGAACATGGGTCTTGCCAGCAGCAGGAACCGTGGTCACTGTGGATGAAGCAGCAATCAAGGAGGCCGGAATAACAATCGAAGTGTCCGAGACGGTTCCACCAGCAGCCAGAATCTGGGCCTGAGTGATCCGTCGCGCTCCGTTCCCGATTAGGATAACAGAAGGCTCATAGAGCCCATACCCTGCAAAGCCACCAGAAGAACCGGAGACAGTCAGAGTACCCGAGAGGGTGAGTCCGGTAATTATCGGAACTAGGACCGTAAAGTCCGTCGTTGTGGTTGAAAGATGATTCACATCCTGGACAACCTTGATAGCCTGTCCAGCCGTCGCTGGTGGGTGATTAATGTCACCCCGAGGATCGGGGTTGAAGCTTGAAGATAGGTAGCCATGAAGGCAACCAGCCAACACACTCTTCTTGACTGCATCGGTTTCCACGAAGTGGTAGCCGAGCATGCCCTGGAGAGCATCTATTTGTGCGTCGGTTGCGCCAGATAGCCCGGAGACCGTCTTGATTTGAGTCATCGAGATATCCACCGTGGGTACCACAGCTCCACCAGCATACCCGGGAACGGTAGCCGTAATCAAAGAAGCCGCAGTAGCCACAAGACCTTGAGCATCTAAGTACTTCTGAATGTTGGCCGCATTCGGCCGCGATACATACTTGGATTGCCCCTTGGGGGACTCCGTCGTCGGATTGGTCTGAGAGATCGGTTCGACGTCCGAAATGAAAAGAGGGTTCTTGAGATCGCTTCGGATAACTACGAGATACATTGAGTCCTCCTGAACTTAGACTGGCTGCAAATGGCCACGAGCTTGATCAATCTTTAGGTAGCGAAGAATGTTGCCGTAAACGGTATAGAAATTCGCTACGGCTTGGCCAAAGGCAAGCTGATTAGCCAAGCGAACATACTTTGCGCGTCGAAGGATGAACTCAAGGTGACGCACGCTCTTCAAATAAAAGCTGGACCTCTCAAGAGTCTTGAACTCTTCTTCGGAGGCTTTCACGAGAGCGTATCGACGATTCATATCCTTGACGAAGGTTTGAGTTTGAATGGGTAGGAACAGATGCTGGGGGCGCCAAACGTTGTCAATTCGCTGGAAAGATCCTGTTTCTTGGTCCAGGATTTTGACTAGATTAGGCGTCCCCACTTGCTACTCGCACGTTAGCTGACCACAACTGCTGTAGCGATGGTTTGATTGTCTGCAGTAACCTTGACTGAACTAGTCGCGGGGGCCACATTGGCTAGATTAGTCACCGAGATAACGATACTTACTGAGGTAATTGAAGCAAAACTTGCTTGCTTCAATGTCTCAGCACCAGTACCTGTGATGATAACCGAAGTGACATCCGGGGCCAGCGAAGTCAAGTTGGTACCTGTGATGACCAACTCGAGGACATAGTTGCCTGCGTCAGAGTCAACACCAGCAGCATTGGCAAAAGTGATCTGAGTATTGCTGATCCTAGTGGCAATTGTGAAGGTACCGTTGTTACCAGCGTTGGTAGCACCAGAGATCGTGATCTTCTTACCTACGTCACCAGCAACAAAGGTTGCAGCTGCATCAGTCAGAGTCACGGTACCAGTTGCAAATGCAATTCCAGCTGCAGTTCCACGCCTGAGGACAGCCGAGGCAGATCGG